ACCTTCTCCTCCCCGGCCTCCGTGGAGTTGAAGGCAAGTATTCGCAGATTCCATCCCAGTACGACAAGGTGTTTGAAATCACCAAGTCAAACATGGCTTTGGAACGCACCGCTGAAATGCGTTACCTCGGTCTTGCTCAGTTAAAGCAAGAAGGTGGTAACACTCAGTTTGATAACGCCGCTGGTGAGCGTTATGTGTACAACCAAGAGCACAATGAAATTGCGCTTGGCTACGCTATCACCCGTAAGGCAATTGATGACAATCTCTACAAGGCACAGTTTAAGCCAACCAACCTTGGTTTGACTGAATCGTTCCATCAGACCAAAGAAATTTACGCGGCAAACGTGCTCAACACGGCAACCACGTATAATGCATCCATCGGCGCTGACGGTGTGGCACTTTGCTCCACGTCGCATCCTATTGATGGCGGTCTGACGATTGCTAACACCCCAACTGTACAGGTTGATCTGAACGAAGCTACCTTGCTCAACGCAATGGTTTCTATCCGCCAGAACTTCCGTGATATCGCTGGCATCAAGATCTTTGCCCGTGGTCGTAAGTTGATCGTTCCTCCTTCGCTTGAACCAGTTGCTATTCGTCTTACGAAGACGCAACTCCGTCCGGGCACGGCAGATAACGACACCAACGCGATCCTCTTTACGGGTGGCGGTCTGCCAGAAGGTTACATGGTCATGGACTTCTTGACCTCCAACTATGCATGGTTCTTGCTGACAAACATCAAGGGTCTGGTATATATGGAGCGTATTCCATTTGAAATGGATATGCAGGTGGATTTCACGACAGACAACCTTCTTGTTAAGGGCTATGAGCGTTACAGCCTTGGTTACTACAACTGGCGTTCAATTTACGGTTCGTTCCCAACCTCGTAAGGAGAAGGCACCATGTCTACTACTGCATTCTCCGGCCCGGTAATTGTTTTTGGGCAAAATCCGACGACAACGCCGGATTACAACCCTGATTTAGGCTCTTCGCTATTTTATGCGGGGGGCGGCATCCTTGATCCACGTACTCCATTCACCTATTTCCCGGGTGAAGCTCAGTCGGCACCGGATTTTGGATGGTATGGCTTTAGTGACATTGTTTCGTTCACTGGCGTCCCATATACAAACTCAACGGCGGCAATTGTTGCCTCCGCTAACCCAACAAGTGCAACTCTTTCACTTGTTACAACTAACTCCGCGACCACTGGCGTCTATTATTCTTCGGTATTTACCCGTTCGGATACAGGCGCAACGGATACGGTTCTTGCTCTTGATGCTTACGCTTCAGTCACCGCTTCGGCAACGAACGGCGTTCTGACGGTTACGGCAAACAGCGGCATGCCAATCGGACCCGGCATGGTTCTCCTTTCGTCTTCTACTACGGTGACGGGCGGAACTCTTGGTGCAACTTCTGGCGTTTATATCGGTTCTCAGATAACAACGACAGGAACGTCATCAACGGTTGGTAACGGGCAGACTGGTACTTATCAGCTAAGTCAGAACGTAACGTTTACGTCGGGTACGGTCACTTTGGCCTATCCAAACGTTCAACAATGCGCCATTCCAACAAACATTCAGACCCCTTCGGTTTGGCTGTGGAACCCAATGGCAATGGTTAGCCGTGCAGTAAGTATTACTGCCGCGGCAAGTGCCACCTACGCAACCGCTTCTGTTAATGGCTACGATGTTTACGGATATCCTATGTCAGAAAACATTACGATTACGGCAGGTAGCACGGTAAACGGTAAAAAAGCATTTAAGTATATTAAGTCAGTAGTGCTTTCGGGCGGTACGGCTGATACGACTCATGCTTATTCCGTTGGTACAACCGCAATTGTTGGCCTCCCAGTTCGTTCCGATACTGCGGCGGAAGTTGTTGTTAACTCTGGTGCTTCGCAAGTTACGGCATCGGTTAACACGGCGTTTGCGGCAAACGGTTTCTTACCTGCTGATCGTACTACACCGTCCGCTACAACGGGCGATGTCCGTGGCACAATTGACCTTTCAAATGCGTCAGGTGTCAATCTTACGCCGTCCACTGGCACGAACAAGTATGTGTTCCGCCAGATCCCGCAAGCCTACAATGTTCAGTCTGCGACTGGCTTGTTTGGCCTAACCCAGTATTATAACTTTTAAGGAGTAACCCATGAAACATCATTCTGAACATCATGGTCACCATGCTCACCACATGGTTAAGAAGCACTCCATGCATGCGATCAAGGGCCGTTCGCACCACAAAAAGGGCGGCGCTGTTGAATCTCCAATGCATGGTGAAGTAGATCATGACGAAACGCCATCGGAAGTTTATTCTGGTGCTGGTTCGCATGTTGTAAAAGAAGCTGGCGAAAAACATGCTTCCCGTAAACGCGGCGGTCGTACTCACAAGGCGCATAAGCACCTTGAAATGCACGGTCACCATGCTCATCACCGCCTTGACCGCCCTGCCCGTAAATCGGGTGGTGCAGTTGGTGGTTCTGAGATGCGCCCATTTTCTGCTGCCAACAAGGTTAAGACACCTGCTGGCCGCATGGTGGAGCCGGGGGAGTCGTAAGCCGTCCGCATCATGCGGATGGCGGCGGTACCAAGTGGATTCAGGGTGCTATTAAGCATCCGGGTGCACTTCACCGACAGCTTCACGTCCCGGCTGGGGAAAAGATCCCCGCCAAAAAGTTAGCTAAGGCGGCGCATAGTGAGAACCCTACTCTTGCTAAACGTGCCAGATTAGCTCAGACGTTGAAGACATTTAAGCATTAAGTGGGGGGCTGCGGCCCCCTTCTTTCTTTCGGAGGTTTTTATGACTGCTGCATGGACAAGATCGGAAGGCAAATCACCCTCTGGCGGCTTAAATGCCAAAGGACGGGCTTCTTATCATTCTGAAACGGGCGGCACGTTAAAAGCCCCGACCAAAGATACGCATAATTCCCGCCACAAATCATTTTGTGCTAGAATGGAAGGCATGCGTTCCAAGATGACCAATCACAAAAATGCCCACGACCCTGAAAGCCGGGTCAATAAAGCATTACGCAAATGGGGTTGCTAATGGAAAAGAAACCTTTTTGGGAACATCCCGCTGAAAAAGATGCTCATCACAAGCACCTTTCGGCTAAACAGAAATCAACAGCAAAAGCACATGCAAGGGCGGCTGGCCGTCCCTACCCAAATTTGGTAGACAACGCAGCAGTAGCACGTAAGAAGGGTAAATAAAATGCGTTCTGTATTCATTAACTGTGGTCCTTATACTACACCTAGTGCTACAAATATTCGGACGGCTTCTTCTGTTGCAACGGGAACAGTTACGTTGAATGGCTCCCTTGTTTCTGGCGGGGTTGCCACATTAGACCAGCCACGGCGCGTTTTATTTACTTCAGCAGGAAATGATAGCGGTATTACTTTTACTGTCACTGGAACAGATTGGAATAATATGCCAGTAAGTGAAGTAGTTACAGGCGCTAATGCTACTACTGTATATACGGTTTATGATTTTAAAACGGTAACATCGGTTGTTGCTTCTGGAGCATCGGCGGGCAACGTAAGTATTGGAACGAATGCAATTGCATCAAGCCGTCCAGTGTTTTTGGATACCTACGCTGATAGCAGCACATATATTCAAACAGATACTGGTGGCTCTTCTGGAATCACCTATACCATTCAGCTTTCAGGTGACAATCCAAATATTTCTACTGGAACTGGGGCAGATTCATACGTTAGTGCCCGTTGGGTAAATTCTGGAACGGCGGCATTAGTTAATGCGACAAGCGCACAAAATGCTAACCAAGCGGGTATTCCAAATATGATTCGTTGTTATATTAGCAATGCTGGATCAAATACATCCGCTTCTGTTCATGTTAACTTCAATCAGGCTGGCATGGTCGCTTTCTAATTTAAATTGAGGCAAAAATGACCACTAGCGGCACATACAATTTTAATCCGTCGCTTGGCGAAGTCGTCTTGAATGCTTTTGCACGTTGCGGTGTTCGTAGGACCGCCATTATGCAGGAGCATATGACGGATGCACGGTTTGAAACCAACCTTATGCTTGCCTCTTGGGCTAACCAAGGGGTTAATTTGTGGGAAGTTGTACTGATTTCTGTACCATTGGTGCAGGGGCAGACAACGTATACGGTTCCCGCCAAGGTTGTGATGATTCTTGATGCGGTTATTCAGCAAAATACTGGCACGTCGTCACAGTTTGACCGTGTCATTATGCCTATTTCCCGCACAGAATACAGCCAAACGCCTAATAAATTGCAGCAAGCACCGCCTACGGTGTTTTGGTTTGACCGTTTAATCAATCC